GTCAACAAGAAAAAGCATTACTTAATCAATTAAATAAATATACAGTAGATGAACAAACAGAATCAATTCTTAGAACAACTTTAGTTCAAATTATAGATGTAGAATCTAGAAGAATAATAGAAGCTGATATTAGTCAAGAAAATCAATTAGATACTCCTAGATTTACAAATTTAAATGAGTGGTTTGCTTTCACAGTTAAGGCTCAAAAAGATGCAGTAGATTATTACAAAAATCAATTAGATTAAAATTTATGAGATTAACTACTTTAACAACCTTGTATGGTGCTCTTACCGATAAACAAAAACAAGAATTAAAACGTACTGGTGCTGGTGTTACTAGCCAAGTATTACGTGAAGGTATTGAGCTTTACAGAATGTTCGATAAGCCTACACAAGAGGAAGTTTTATCTACAGAAAACTTTTTAGAAAATTTATATTCTAATGTCGTTGGTGCTGAAAATGTTGAAAGAGTTCAAAGAGGTGACAGAGAAGTAGTAACTATTGCTGAACCTGAAAGTGGAGCTGCACAATTAGTTAGAGATATAGGTTCATTTGGTGCTTCTTTAGCAGGTGTAGGTAAAATTACAAAACCTTTACAAGCTTTAAAACCTATACAGAAAGCAACTCAAGTAGCTCCTAAAACTGTAGCAACTACAGGTTTTGTAGCTAAAGGCGAAACTGCTGCTCAACTATCTTTAAATCCTTATCAAGAAAACTTTGCTAATATATTAGGCGATATGATTGATGATGACAGCGAAGGATTTGCTTCAGATTTAGAAAAGTATATGTTAGAGCCTATTAAATCTAGCCAAGAAAAAACAGAGTTACAAAATAGATTAGGTTTACTAGCTGAAGGATTAATATTTACAGGAGCTTTTGGTGCAGTAGGTGCAGGTATTCGTAATAGAGAAGTTATTAGTAAATCTTTTTTTAATACTTTAGATAGTATTAAAGGACAAAGACCTGAAGTAGTTGATGCTTTTTTAAATAAAATTAGAAGATTAAAAAGACAAGATAAAGATTTTCGTAGTTTAGCTTTACAAAAAAGACAACAAGCTATTGTTAAAGGAGAACAACAATTGTTTCCTACAAAAGATTATAACTTAGGAGATATTGATGCTTTAGATGAAAAAGTTTTAGGATTAAGAAAACTTAGTACTATTGCTCCTATTAGAAGCTTATCAAATTTTATAGCTAAAACTAATCCTTTTACACCTAGAGGTGGTCGTAGTGAATTATTGCATGAAAATTATTTAAAAACTCAAAATGCAAAAGAAAAATGGAATGCTACTATAGACCATGTTGGAAGAAACTTAGAAAATGCAATTAATGATATACATAAAGCTGTTGGTGGAAATAAAGAAGACGTAATAGAAAATATAAATAAAATTTTATTTACAGATTTTAGAGTTCCTACAACTATTACAAGTAAAGGTATAAGAATTGGTAAAACTCAACAAAGTGCTTTTGATAAAGAACTTTTAAAATTTCCAGAAAAAGCTAGAAAACCTATAAAAAAAGCTAGAAACTTACAAGACCAACTTTCTAAATTACTTTTAAGAATTGAAAATATTGCACCTGAAGATAAAAAAATTATTGAACAACAATTAGGTTTTTATGTCAGAGAAAGTTATAGAATGTTTGAAGATAGTGGGTACAGTCCTACTATTCAAGTGTATAATACTGCAAGACGATTTGTAAAATCTGAAATAAAAAGAAAAAATCCAGATATAAAAAAATTAGAATTAGACTTACAAGTACAATCTGAAATGGACAAACTTGCTGGGGGAAAAGGACAATTTGCAAATATTTCTAGTGGATTTGAAAGTTTTGGTAAAATTAAAGAAGGTATCTTAGTTGAAAAACAAGAAATACCTCCAGCTATAAAAGCATATTTAGGAGAAATTACTGACCCTACAGATAAATTATTACTCTCCATGAAAAAAATAGCACAGTTTGTAGAAGATAGTAATTTTCATAATCAAGCCTTTAGGGATGGTAAAGATATTTATTTTCATAAAAAAAATAATGTTCCGGGATTTACTGCACAAATACCAATGTATGAAGGTGTAAAAGTTCAACCTTTTGGAAACTTATCTGGATATTATACAACTCCACAACTAGCTGAATATTATACAAAAAGATATCAACAAGGTGGTTCTAAAGTAATAGAATCTTTACCACCTTTTTTAAAAGAATTTTGGCAAAGTCTTTTATTTTTAAAAAGTCAATCACAAAAATCAGCCACTACAAGAAGAATAACTACTCATATAAAAAATATTGCTGGTGGTGGTCAAATAACAGGAGCTAATGGTTTTAAATTATTAAATCCTAAAACTATTTCCGAAAGTTTTAAGACTGTATATTCTCAATTAACTAGAACAAGTAATATTGAACAACAACAATTTATAGAAGAACTTGCAGGTCAAGGTGTTTTAAATAAAAATGCTATTATAAACGATTTAAAAAATATGAGTAAAGATGCTTCTAATATATCTTTTTTTGGAGCAAAACCTTTACAATATTTAGAATCATTAGCTAAGAAAACTCCGGGAGTTAAACAACTTTTAAAAGGTGATGAAAAAGTTACAGAACTTTATATAGCTGAAGATGATTTTTGGAAAATAAATATGTATTTAAATGAAAAAAAACATTTAGATACTTTTAATAAAGCTTTACCTCAAGGACCAAATGCTATAAGATTTGATAAATTTAGATATAATACTCCTGAAAAGTTACAAAATGAAGCAGGAAGATTAACTCGTAATGGTTTACCTAACTATGATTTAGTGCCAGATAATTTAAAAGAATTAAGAACTATTCCTTTTATGGGTACTTTCTTTTCTTTTTTATCTGAGTCTATGAGATTAGCAGGAACTATACCTAGACAAATAAATAATGAATTTAAAATTGCTAGAGAATTAAAAGATATGGGAGCAAACGAAGCTAGTAAAATTATGAAAAGTAGAGCTATGGATAGAGCTACAGGTTTTACTACTTTTGGTATTGGTGGTAGTGCAGCAGCTACATCAATTGCAAATCTTGCAATAGGAACAGGAGCAGATGTTATAGATAATATAAAACCTTTTTTACCAGAATGGATGCAAAATGATAATATTGTATATACAGTAAATGAAGAAGGAGTTCCTATTGTTTATAATATTACTCCTTGGGATGCTTTTGATTTTCCAAGAAAACCAATTCAAAATTTTGTACATAAAACTGTCAATAAAGATTTAACTGAAGAAGAATTAAAACAATATGATAATGAATTATTAACTGAAATGTTGACTCCGTTTTTTGGAGAATCTTTAACACAAGAAACTTTAAATGCTTATATATTTAGAGATGGAGTAACTGCTGATGGAAGATTATTAAAAAATCCTTTTAATAGATTAGAAGTATATGACCCAGATAGAGAAGGTGGAAGATTAAATCCAACTAATTTAAAAATTATAGCTATGAATTTAGTAGAAACTTTAGAACCGGGGACAGTTACAGATACTAGAAAATATTTTAGAGATAAGTTTGGTAAAGAAATGACATCTCTTGACCAAAAAATATATAGAGAAGAAGCTATGTTTAAATGGCTTACAGGTTTTGGAGGTATTCCTTTTAATAAAGAATATGTAGAAAATATTTATTCATTTAAAATTAATGATTTTAAAAAGTCTAAAGGTAAAGCTAATAGTCAAATTTATAGAGCTATAACAGATGAAATAACAAAAGAAAAATTTTTAGATAATTATTTAAATGCTAATAGAGAATATTATAAATCTTATAAAAAATTACATACTTTAACAGAAGCTGCTGAAAATTTAGAATTAAATACTTTACAAATTTTAAAAGATAATGGAGTTTCTAGAAGAGATAGAGTTTCTTTTATTGGAGGTAATAGATATTTTACTCCTTTATTACTTACTGACCAAATGAAACAACAGATGTTAGATTCTCCTTCATTAAGTCAAGATTATTTTGATATACTATTAGATGTAAATAGATTATCTAAAACTTTAAATCAACTACCAGTTTTAGTAGACCCTGAAAATGAAAAAGAAATAACAATTCCTTTATCAGATGAAGTTGATAAAATATTTGAAGATTTAAGAATACCAAAATCTACAGGAGGCTTAGTGTCAGGACCAGAAGTACCCGACACTAAAGAAAACCCAGCAGATAGAGTAGACCCTTTTACAGGAGCACCATATTCTGACCAGATGGCTAGACTTGGATTTAATAGAGGCTCTATTGTAGATATACAAAAGGTAGGTAATAAATCAGTAAGAACTTATGAAGATGGTAGCACCGAAGAAATAGAAATACCTGAAGAAATTAGGAATGAACCGGGACTTAGAATGGTAGCACCTATTGTAGAATTATTAGGTGGTGTAGGAATATTAAAAGGTGGTAAAGTAGTTAAAGAAGTAGGAGAAGAAGTTTTAGAAAAACGAGCTGTTCCTAAAATACTTTATCATGGTTCAGGTGAAAGAGGTTTAAAAGAAATAATACCTTCATATAGAAGAACTAAAACACCTAATCCAGCACTACAAAGAGGAGTGTTTACTAATCCTAGTATAGATAATGTAGTAAAATTTACAGGTGAGAAAGGTTCTGTATATGGATTAGATGTATCAGATATTTCTTCTTTTAAAAACTTGTTAAGTATTTCTAGAAATAAAGTTTTAAATGCTGATAAACCTAACAAGTCTTTATTAAAAGCTTTAGATAAAGAAATAAAAGATTTTAAAACAACAAAGAAAACAGGATTACTACAACAAGGAGAGATAAGTAAATCTAAACAGCTACAACAGTTTAAAGATGATATGTTAAATAAAGATAATTATATAACAGGTATTACTCCTGCTGTTGATGATTTTTTAAGAAGGCAAAAAGTAGACGTAGTTAAAACAACTCCTAATTTTAGAAACCCAGATAAAGTTCCAAACTTTATATTACTTAGAGATAGTGTACCAGTTAAAGATGAATTTTTAACTAAATTACAAAACAATAAATATTATATTCAAAAGGATTAGTTATGAACATAGAAAAATGTAAAGCTGAAATAAAAAGACACGAAGGTGAAGTGTTAGAAATATACATGGATAGTTTAGGCTATAAAACTCTTGGTGTCGGACATCTATGTCAACCAGAAGACCCTGAATACAATTGGGAAGTTGGTACTGCTGTTCCTCAAGAAGTAGTAGATATGTATTATGAAAGTGATTTTGATAAACATTTAAAAGAAACTATGCATGTTATAGGCGAAGAAGATTTTAAAAACTTACCAGAGATTATACAACGTGTTGTAGTTAATATGTGTTTTAATCTAGGTGGTACGAGATTTAGTAAATTTAAAAAGATGTTAGCAGCTTGTCGTACACATGACTGGGAAGAGATGGCTGTACAAATGGAAGACAGTCGTTGGTTTAGACAAGTAGGTAGACGTAGTGTTGAGTTACAAACTATGGTTAGAGAATGCTGCTCTACTTAGAAACAGATTTAGACAGGGCATATAAGCTTGATTGTAAAGCTAGAGCCAAGTGTGATGAGCCTTGGGTAACTAGAGAACAGTTTAGAGGTTTATATGAAAGTTTAATCAGCTTACATTTACAAAAAGCTGAGAAGGAGAATATATTAGTAGATGATGTACCTGAATGGGTGCTAAGTTCTATTGATGGTATGTTAGAGGGAACATTAACTTTAGAGAGAGAATAATATGAAAGATATGTTAAAAAATATAGTAGGTGCTGTAGCTCCAACATTAGGTACTGCTTTAGGTGGTCCTATGGGTGGTATGGCTGCTAATATGATAGCCGATGTTTTAGGTTGCCCTAACAATCCTAAAGCAATAGAAAAAGCTGTAGCTGAAGCAACACCTGAACAAATGTTAGAACTTAAAAAAGCTGAGAATGACTTTGAAGTACAAATGAAAGAGCTAGAAGTAGACGTATTTAAACTAGAAGTAGCTGATACGCAAGATGCTAGAGGAAAATTTTCAAAAGACTGGACAGCTAGAATTATGGGTGTAGCCACAGTAGGTGGATTCTTAGCCTATATATTCTTAGTAACACTACAACCACCAGAGCAAAATAGTGAGGCTCTAATAAACCTAGTGTTAGGTTATCTTGGTGGTTTAGCAAGTGCTGTTATTAGTTTTTACTTTGGAGCTTCTAATAAGCAAGACTAATGGAGTCGGCAGTAGCACTAATAACTGAATTAGGTTTTCCTATTGCAGCAGCTTTAGGTTTAGGTATTTTTGTTTGGAAACTTATCAATAGAATTATTGATGGTATGGAAACTAAACTAGATACCTTAGATGAAAAAGTACAGACTTCATTAGACACTATGGAAGAAAGGGTGTCAACTAAACTTGATAGTCAATATGGTATTATTGTAAGTTTAATTGATAGAATAAGAGCATTGGACAATCAAAGTATTAGACAAGATGTATTGTTAAAGACTTTGTTAGGTGTCCCAAATTTAATTGATATAGAAAAAATAGCAAAGGCAGAAAGAGATGACCAGAGAAAAGATTGAGATGGCAACATTAGTAAGTATATTTTTATTAGCACTATTTGCAGTAGCAGATATTGAAGCTGATGAGATGGTGCATCAATTTAAGAATCCTAGTTTTAGTGGGATAGGTACGTCTGCACATTATCTTACCATAGAAAACCAAGAGTTCTCAAGAAAGATGACTATCAAAGAAGAACTAAAAGCTATCCAAGAACAAATAGAAAGAGATAAAGAGAACACTACACTAGCAAGGTTTATAAGAAACTTAGAGTCTAGAATATATGCACAACTATCAAGACAGCTAGTAGAAAATTTATTTGGTGAAACTCCAAGTACAAGTGGGATATTAGAATTAGAAGGTAATACTATTGAGTATAGTATTGAAGATGGAATAATAACATTAAGGATTGTCGATGCAGATGGGAATGAAACAATTATTGAGTTGCCTATTGGCGATTTCAGCTTTTAGTGGTTGTGCAGTATTAAGTAAAAATACAGATTTAGTTTTAACACAAAATATAGAACCTGCTAACATACTTGATTTACAATCTCAAGAGTTAGCTGATTTACCTCCTGCAAAAATTAAACCAATTATAGCAGTATACGCTAACAGTTTTCAAGACTTAACAGGGCAAAGAAAAAGTAATAGTAGCTTTGCTTTATTTAGTACAGCAGTTACCCAAGCTCCAGAGGCATTGCTTATTAGAGCTTTAAAACATGCTGCTAATGGTGAATTTTTTAGAGTTGTCGAAAGGGTAGGGTTAGATAATCTTACCAAAGAACGACAACTAATCCGGTCAACCAGAGAAAGTTTTGATGAAGACTTGAAACTACAACCTCTACTATTTGCTGGTCTTATAGTACAAGGTGGAGTTATAAGTTATGATACAAACATTGAATCTGGTGGTCTTGGTGCTCGTTATCTAGGAATAGGTAACACTAAGCAGTACCGAGAAGACGTAGTAACTATATCATTGCGATTAGTTTCTGTGTCAACAGGTGAGATATTATTAGAGACTACGGTGTCTAAAAATATTTTATCTACAAGTGTATCTCAAGATGTCTTCCGGTTTATTGAAGCTGGTACTGAACTGGTAGAAATAGAAGGAGGCATCGCTGAGAATGAGGTTGGCTCTATTGCTTTGCAAAAGGCAGTAGAGACAGCAGTTTTTAATTTAATAGAAATAGGAATAGAAAGAGGGTATTGGGAATATGAAAATATTAAAATTATTGACCCTTGCAATGATGTTGAATGTGTCATTGTACGGGGCTGACAATGAAATATATATAGACCAATCAGGTGATACTGCTAATATAGACTTAGAGCAACTTGGTTCAGGCAACATTATAGGTGGGCTTGATTCTACTGCTGGAAGTCTAACTCCATTAGATTTGGATGGTAATACTTTGGATTTAATATTAAATCAAATAGGTGACAGTAATAAATTTCTTGGTGATATACTAGGAGATAATATTGTTGGCTATTTTAATTTTGATGGTAATTCAAATACATTTACTATTCAAGTTGACCCTACTAATACTTATGGTGCTGATGGTTCTAATTTAAATGTTCAAACAACTGGTGACAGTAATACATTTAGCTTGGATCT